AAGTGAACGGGGCCCTCGGGGTGAGAGTATGCCATGTCGAAGGACGTGGTCGCTTCTATGGTTGCCGTAAGGCACTCTCGTAGCTCTCATTCCAGGCTGGACCAATAAGTAATTACTGGCTCTGGCCAGAGGAGGATTGATGTCTCGTCGAGGATATCCAAAATTGGACTTCGAATATGAGACGTGCTCTGATGAGGTCTACGACCGCATCACGGGTCACGTCTTTGAGGTGAGGCCATGGGCCGCCTACCGTAAGAAACGGTGGGACGACTCGATCGGGGGTAATACCCCCGGTTGGCCTCACGTCAACCCGAAGCCGATAAATGGGTACGTAGGCTGGCGATCCAAAAGTAAGGCGGTCCCTACCGACGTTACCGGTGATTTCCACTCTGGAAATGCATCGACACGCGGCAGGTATCCGACCACTTGGGTCGCTGGCGGCTACGATCCTCTAGACCACTTCGGCAGCGTCCCTGGGGTTGGCCCTGAAGATCTTCGGCACGAACTGTACGTAAAACTACAGTCGAAGTTGAAGAACCAAAAGGTCAACCTTGGGGTTGTTGCCGCAGAGTTCGGAAAGACCTGCAAGACTGTCACGAGCGCTGCGACCCGAATAGCGGAAGCTGTCGGGGCGTTGCGCCGTGGAAATATTGGAGGGGCAGCCAGAACTCTTTTAGGTGGTAATCCAGGCCGCGGTAGGAGGGATGACGGTAGGCGACAGCCTAGCGTTCCCCCGACTACCGGTACTCTGGCAGGTGACTTTCTCAGCCTTCAATACGGCTGGAAGCCCTTGCTGTCAGACATCTATGGTGCGTGCGAAGCGCTCGCTAACACTGTGACGGGCGTGAAGCCCGTCGTGTACTCGGCTTCGGCGTCGGTTTCACGAAAAGGCAACGAGGATTACACCTTGTTGCCCATCGCTGGCCACGCTCCGCCTTGTAATGGTCGAAGGACCATCAGTGCATCCATGAGAGGATACATAGAATATTCAATTCTCAGTGAATTTGCTGAGAGCTTGAAGAACACGGGATTGTCCAATCCACTTAGCGTCGCATGGGAGTTAGTTCCATGGTCGTTTGTGGTGGATTGGGCTTATCCGGTCGGCACATTCCTCAATAACTTGGACTTTGA